AGGCTGGCCAGATTGAGTTGGGAGCCGAACCCGTATGTCGTGCCAGACTGCGCGGTGAACGGCGCGTTGGCGTAGATGCGCAGCGAAACGCCCGTTGTGTTCCCCTGCCAGTTTGGAACGGTGACAGAAGCGATAGTAATGAGCGGCATGATGCTCCTCAATGCGGTACGCGCATACTGCGCTCGTGGCTGGCCATGGTGGCGTCGTGAATGGCTTGCTGGCGGGTAGCGTGCAATGCGGCTGCGAAGTTCTCGCGCGATAGCGCCGGATCGGTGTTCCGTGCGTCGATGTTCCACGTGTCTCCGCCGCCGAGTTTGCTGTTTGGCGTGATGTGACCGGGCACGGACGGGGTGAATCGCTCGCGGTCCATCTCTCCCACGTCAATAGGAACGCCGGCCATCACGTCACCGCCAAGAGCGTGGCCGCCGCCAAACATTGAGCCCGATCCAAAGAGCTTTCCGCCGAAAAGACTGGACGCCCAATTGGAGTCGTTCAGCCAACCCATGATTCCGCCGCCAGCTGCAGACGCCACCCCGCCGCCAGGCCCGTCGGCGGACTTGGTGTACATCGGGTTTCCCTTGCTGCCGAGCTTTCCCCCGCTACCCAAGCCGAGGGCCTGCAGGCCCATGCCTTCCACTTTTTCCAAACCGCTTTTGGCGAGCGATTCCGCCGCGCCCTGAAATACGGCATCGTAGTTGGTCTTCTGGCCGGTGATGGACTTTGCCATCTCCGTATTGAGCGAGTCAATGGTGTGCTTGGCGATCTGCTCAAGCTGGCTTTCGGTCTCGTGCGATTTACTGATGATTTCGTCGAAGACGCCGTCCACCATGCCCGTCCAGGTGGTGGCGAGCGCAGCTTGTGCGTCGGCGAGGTCACGATTCTGCTTTTGCGCATCAAGAGAGTCGATCTTGCCCTTAATGCCAAGAGTCTGTGTCTGCTTCTGAACGCTGGTCAGAGAGTCATCGCTGTTGATGCGCGTGATTTCATCTTGGAGCGTTTTGAGTTGCGCGTTGTATTGGGCCAAGTGGGCCGCGGCGATTGCGAGCGCGGCGGCATGAGGCCCGATAGTGCCAGTTGCCAACGCCATGTTGGCGCGGAGTTCATCCTGGTGCGCGGCATTGACGGCGGCCTGTACGGCGTTCCTTGCCATTTCGTCGTTGAATTGTTTCCAACGCTGGCCTGTGTGGTTCAGGTCCTCGTCATACTCTTTGAGTTGCTTCTGGCCCTCTTCCCAGGCCTTAGTGATGGCCTCGGTAACCCGTTCGTCCTCAGCCTGCATCCGGCGGTAGTCGGAGATTGACTCCTCGACAAACTGTTTGACTACCTCTGCCTGCTCGTTGGCAGCTTCCTTGGCTGCTCTCGCGGCTTCCCTTGCCGCATCCTTGGCCGCCTTCGCAGCGTCCGCTTTGCCTTGTGCCTTTGCGTCGTCGCCTTTTGCGTTGTCGTTGGCGATAGTCGCAGAGATGAATGCGCCCTCGTCACTACTACTACGAAGCATGTCTTTTACAGAGTTGGACTCCGGTGTCAGGTTGGCGCTGGCTTCTAGCGCCGTGCGATGGTCAACGCCAAAAGCATCCTTGTAATGCTGCCAACCATCTTTATCCTGCCGGCCATGGCCGGACATGGCTTGAAGCTCGTTCTGACGGGTGATCAGCGAGTTGTGGAAGCTGACAGACTCGTTCAGCTTGTCTTGCATGGACGCAGCTTCGGCCATGTGGAGCTTATGCTGCTCCATCATCGTCTGCTCATAACCATTCCCCGAAGCGCGGTCAAAGATCTTGTCCAACAAACCGGCGCTCTGGCTTTTGAGCAATTCCTCGGAGGTTTTAATTGCTGCCTGGAGCTTTTCGTCTAGCCGGGCGGTCGCAACGGCCGTTTCGGCGATAGCCTCGGCGAGCTTGTTCTCCGGCCTGTGCTCCAACTTGGCAATATGGTTTTCGAGCTTGATAGTGCTTAGCTCAACCTCTTGCGTGGTCAGAGCAATCGAGTCGTGTTGCTTATTCCACGCCTCGGCGTTCTTCTGCGCCGCGCCCTCATTCTTTTCGGCGAACTCCACAATCTTCTCGCCGGCCTTCCAAACGATATCAATGAGCGCAAAGACGGCCACTGCGTTGAACGCGGCGGACATGGCAGACGCCACGCCTGGCAAGCCCGCAACGAAGGTGCGGAGATGCCGGGGAAGGCGAACGCCGATCTCTTCCCCGAGCAACGCCATGGACGCCTTAGCTTCGTTCATCTGGGCACGGGTTTCCGCAGAGAACTTCTTTGTGTCGTTGCTAGCGTCCTGGAGCGCGGCTTTGAAGGCCGCAGTCCGGGCGACCAGATCAACATACGCACTGGCGACTTTGGCGGAAACGGCCATGGGAATCCTTACGCTTGAACGGAGATCGGTCCGAGAACTGCGTTGATCTGCGCGGCTATCTCGTCATCGCTTTGTTCAGGCGGGACGGGGCGCTTGTATCCGGGCATGAAGTCAGCCGGACAGGTAGGTTCTTTGGGGTGACAGAACGAGGTGTTGACGATGACAGACGAAAGCCGGGCGTGGAGCAATTCTTCCCGCTCCTGTTGCTGCGTGTGGCGTTTAGTCAGATAGGCAAGCTGGCGCGGTGTGAGTCGCCAGAACTCCGCCTCGTCAATCCGCAAGTCATACCGGGCATGACTCCACAGGTAAAGCCAGAGTTGCCGGTTGGTTAGCTCTGGCTTCCGGGAGGGTCTGCGGGTACATCCTCCGTTGGCTCGGCAAGCCCTTCGGTCCACGCTTCGAGAACTTTGCCCCACACCTCAGTGATGTTGGCGCGGGTCACCAGCTTCTTGACATCCTTGAACTCGGCAAGGCTGTGCGCCTTGTGGACGCAGGCGAACAGCATGGCGCGCACCAGGTTGATGGCGGGAGCTTCAATATCGCGCCGGCGAAGGCCGGTGAGCAATGCGCGCCCGGTGATTTCTTCAGCGTCGGCAATGGCCTCGAAGTCGAACACGAGGTCAAAAGAGGAGCCGGCGATCTGCAACTTGACCGCCGGCGAAGTGGGATTCTGCATGAGTGATTAACTTCCCTGAGTCAGAGTGATAACGGTGTTTAGCTTGATAGTGCATTTGAAATTCACGATCTTGTCGAACTGAATGTCTGGCGCGGGGAACTCCTGGACATAGCCTGAAAAGGCGTATAGGTTCCCCGAGGTGGTCTGGCCTGGACCCATCGGCAACTGCACCTTGAAGTTCTCAAGCGTGCCCGACTGGAACGCGGTGTTAAGCGCCTGCTGGCCAGCGTCGCCGGGCAGGAAGATGCCAGCAATGGCAAGCTCGCCAGGCGCCAGCTTGGCGGGCAACGCCTCTTCGAGAACCCCGGCGCCTTCGACCGGCGAGTTAAGGTTGGTTACATCGTCGAAAGACCATTTCTGGCCGTTGAATTGAATAGTCTTGATCTGTCCAACGGCGGTGTACGTGGCGGCCGGTCCAAGCGAGAGGATTGTTCCTTTGCCTGTGAAACCAGTGGATGCGGACATTGTTTTCCTCGTTTGTGGGTTAGCCGACGTACTGGAAGAGCACGTGAACGGCGGTGCATGAAATGCGGCTTCCGTCTTCCCACCGGTCCACAAGATTGACCGACTCGGCGAGAAAGACGCGGGTGCCGTCCGGCAAGATTCCGGAGTAGCCGTTGAGCGCGGCTTTGACAGCAAGAGCAAGATTGCGGGCATCGAGATATCGAAGCGCTTTGCAATCGAAAACGATGCGCGAGGTCGCTACGCCCACCGGCCCGTCATTGGCGTTTTCGCTCACGTCGCTCGGACTCTGATAGGCAATGCAGGGGTATTGAGACAAGTCCTCGGGAGCGGGGATCGGCTGAATACGGTTGCCGACAACGGAGGAAATATGTACCTGCTCAAGCAGGTACGCAACTACGCCATTGGTGAGCATCAGCCAAACTCCACATCGTGCGAGTTGTTCTCGGGCCGGGCGTTCTCGCCATAGCCGAGGATGTCTTGAAGCGCCTCGCAAAACGCATCGACGGCAGATTCCGCCGATTCATCGAAGGCCGCGGCCATGAAGTGCTTGCCGGGAATATCGCGGATCGGGTTGCGGCGGCCCCGCGTCACTTTGCCGCCGTGTTCGGTCAACGTCCAACCGTTTTCTTGGCGATAAGCGACCAGGCCGCCGATGTCTTTGGACGGCCCAATCTTCACAAACCCCGTGCCGGTCTTTTTTGAGAGACCAACTTGCGTGTGCATGTCGGCTTTGAGAATTCCGGGCGGAAGCGAAGTTCCCTCCGGCGTCTCTTCATCGGTGCGCTCGGGAGTGTGATCGACCACGGCGTCAAGCATGACGTTGCCGGCAGCCTGGAGCGCGTCGCGCATCACTTGCCCGGCGGCGCGCTGCGAAAGCCGTTCGAGTGCGGCTTCCAACTCGCGCGTGTCCACGACGAGATCGACAGTGTCTTCGGTCAATTGGAGTTCCCGTCGATGATCAGGCAGGCGAGACGCACGACGCGGTTTCGATGGAGCACGTTGTCCACGTCTTGCACCAGGTAGGTGTTATCGCCGAAGACGACACGCATGCCGGGCGCGACAGCGATTGAAGCGCCGGGCCAGCGGATGGTAACCATGTCGGTGGATTGCGAGGCGAGCGAAGAGTTGCTGAACGATTCCTTGTACGCCAGTGATCCGGTGTTCTCAATCTTTGCCCGCGTCAACAGGACAATATTCCACGTCGCGACGGGCTGGCCCGCCGCGTCCCGCGCGGAGCTTGCGGATTGAATCTGCACGGTGTGGCGGAGTTCGCCCGCTCGAAGTTGAAGAGGATCGTAGGCCACGGCTAATTTCCCAGCGCAAAAGTGTCGAAGCGTTCCGATGCAAGGAGCGCATCTACCCCAAACGGAATCGAGGTGAGAAGTGCCGAAGACACCGACTCGCGATTTGCATACCAGTGGGCGACCAACAACAGCATGGCGGCTTGAACCCGTGCGGGAACATCCGCGGGATCGTCGCCGTAGCCGCAAGTGAAGAGGATTTGAACAGTGTTGGGGCGGTACATCTGCGGCACCGGCCAGTAGGTGTTTGGCGTTGGTGCAATACGGGCTGGAATCGAATCGGCGTCGACCGAATACGCCGCGGCATTCAGAGTCTGAACCGTTCCTGCGGTATCAATCCATGTGATGGAGTCAACGGAAATCAGACTGGGCTTCGGGAGATGGATGTACACCGACTCAGCCCATTGATTTGCGATCTGCCGGTACGAGGTTCGGTCGTTGAACCTGATCCTTCCAGGTGTGTAAACCGGAAATCCGTCGAGGCTTAAACGCCACTGCTGCGAAAAGACCGCGCGATTGCAGTTGGATTCCACATACTCGCGCGCTGCCCTGATGTAGAGAGTGACGAGGGCGTCGTCCGTGGTGTAGGAGGCATCGAGGCACAACTGTGCTTTAGCCTGTTGAAGCGTGATGGGTTCCTGGCTCGGAGGAGTAACGAGCGCGAGAGTAATCACTTTTTCCTCCGCTTGCGGCTCACGGCTCTGGCGGTCTCGTATCGAGGTTGGGTCGCCCGCTCGGGGACCGTATACTCTGCGTCGCCCCGAGCGACATAAATGGATGCGCTGGACTCAGAGATGTTCAAGAGTTGGTTAGCGAAGATCAAGTCGTTATTGACGTAGAAAGGTCTTTTCGCTCGTACCTGCATTTGGGCCTTACTGCGACGGGACAGCTGGTTGGCTGTCCCGTCGACACTCGCGTGGATATTGTTTAGCTGGCCTTGGCAGTCATGCTGGCAATCGGGTGAGTGCCGGCGTCAAGCAGCTTTCCGCCGAATGACTGATATCCGAAGAAGCCGACCTGGATCGTGTCCGCAAAGCGCTCTTCCAGACGCACGATCTCCTGCGCTCCAACATCGCGCAGAACGTACTTCTCGAAGTTGCCGAAAAGCGCCTGGACAGTGGAGGCCGCCAGAGTCGGGAACGCCTGGTTGATGCAGATCGGGCGGCCAAGGATCGCGTCGAAACCCGCACCGTTCACGTTCGGAATGAGAAGCGGGCGACCGTAACCGTCAACCACACCCAGCAACTTAATGAAGTAAGCGTTCGAGAACATCCACGTTGCGCTGTCCCGGTAGCTTGGATCAAGCGTCCCAAACAAGGACAGGATGTCCGCGTAGGCGGGGACGTTCAGGGTCCCGCCCGTACCAGAAGCCTGGACGTTCGCAGCTGCGTTGATCGTTCCGGCAACCAGGAGACCTTGCGTATTTGTAGAGGTTGAGCCAAGAGTGATGGTCTTGTTCAGGCCCCGGTTCCAACGGGTTGCAAACTGAGCCGCGAGGAACCCCTGCAAGTCGAAGCCGGCGTCACGCAGCAACTGGCGCGAAACCTTGACCATGCCCGTCGAGTACATCTCGGTGTTGATCGTGCTCTGCCCAGCCGGGACGTCTGCCTCAGCAACCGCCACCGTCTCCGTTACCGGGACAGCGTAGTTGGTTGTGTCGTTCGCGGTCGGCATCTGCAAAGC